TAGACTTAAACCCACCTACTGTGGTTAAGCTTAACTCATCCAATAGCTCATCCAGTGCTACACCCCCCTTCTCCTCGACAGGGAAGAACATCTCACCCATCTTGAAGTAAGGTACTGCTACGTTGAATCGCTGGAGCTTAGAGGTGCTAGGACGTATGCCTGCTCTACCTTCATTACTGTCTGAAGCCAATGAAAAGAATATGTTACGGGTAAGCATCTCTTTCTCAATCCAACTAACGAAACCAGCTTGTTGACCTGAGACTTCAATACCTACAGATTGAGGAGAGTACTTCTGACAGAACCTAAACAACTCATCAATGTTCTTATCCATTGTTTGCCGTTTACATATTCCATCAACCCAATACTTAAACCCTTTGTTGTTAACTGCCCATACTGAAATAAAACTAAAGTCACTAAACTGTTTCTCACTGGTAGCAAAGTCAGTAGTGATATAGAAATTGAAGTTACCTTTGTTAGCCATCAGTGCTTTACGTGAGTACCACTTTAAATCTGAGTCATTAATTAACCGCGTATCGTCAGATAAAATCTGAAGCATCATCTCTTGATAGAATGCGTCCGCTTTACCTCTACCCTGTAGTTTGGTGTACATCGATAATAAAGCTGAGTAAGGAAACCGCTCTTCCCAAGAACCCCTAAAGTCCTCTTCCCTACAAGGAAACTTTTCACATACGGGATATACGTTTACATGATAAGTACCTGACTCAACAGCCGTGTACAAGGGGTCAGATGCGTTATAGGGTGTACCATTCCAAATGACTTTTCTTCGTGTAGGGTGTAATGCAAACTCTACCGCGTTATTAATATTTGTATTGATATTCTCAATTTCAGTTGGACTACGTGCGTCACTATCTGTGATGATGTCATCAAGAAGAGCCAGTACAGGACGGGAACCATTCTCCCTCGTGCCCCTGATATTAGTTTTTCCCCCGTAAGCTGAAACCACTAAAGACTTACCATCCTTGCGAATGAACTCCCATCTATTATCTGTAAACTTAGTATCTTTTAAGTACTCTTGTAAGAAGTCAGAGTTAACGTACCTACTCTCTAATGCTTTACGCATCTTCTTTACACCACCATCCATAGCATCCCCCACGAATATCATGTGAGGTATCTTGCCTAAGTTGGGTAGCTCACCATACAAGGCAATACGGAATATAAGGTACTCAAGTAAAGTTGATTTAGCTAAACCCCGATGACATAAGTTAATAATGTCTCGGTTATTTACATCAACAAAACTATCTAAGATTTTTAAGTGTACGGTGGGTGTAACATTCTCAGTCATTCCACCATCAATTAACTTAATGAGGTTAACCATCTCCAGAGAGAAAGTGCTAGGTACGTAATCTTTATTAACTGCGTAGCTTACTTCATCTAGGTACTGGGTAACTTTCTTAGGAAAGGGTGCTGTCATGCTCAATCACCCTCACTAATTTTTGTTGAGTTATATCGGTAATCGCTGTAACCCCTGCTGCAATGTACTGTTGTTGCTTTAAAGCCAACTCAGTCAACACACTCTTCAAGTCATCCATCACCCCATCTTTCTTAATACCAATATCCAACTCAACCTTCTGTACTTCAGGCGGTTTCAAATGAGTCAGTAAACTGTTGGCCGCATCACTTCTTGTCTTAGCACTAATGCTATCGTCCAACATTATCTCAGCCTGTATGTTAATGGCTTTCTGATACAGGTCTTGGTTTAGAATCCAAGAAGGAATGAGTGACTGCTCTAAGATAAGGTTAACTAATTTATTCTTGTTATACGCGGTGACATAAGAAGCAATGTCTTTAGAAGAAGTACCGTTAGCTAAGTAAGACTGGTATCTATCAGGGAATGTTTTAACAAAGGCATCAATGTTACTAGCACCCATAATCTTATGAGAACAGTACTTAACTGCTAAGATGTAGTCACTCATCTTAAACTTACCATCACGCATTACCTGCGTGTAGCTTAGTAAGTTATCTCTGTAAGTTTCATATAAGTTAGGGTCAGCAAGTGTCGTGTTAATCTGGTCAATTAACTCTTGGTTGACTGATGCTTTGAACTGACTAGGCAGAGCTTGTTTGAATTGCTCTACAGTAAGAACCCCCATAACCTTCTCTTATTTAAGTAATCATGGGGGTATAGTAGATACTTATACTTACTTACTCAAGTACGATATTACGAACCAATAGGAACAAACGCAGATACGTTTACGTCTTGGCCTGTAATTTCAAACCACTGGGCACAAACACTCATGTAGTTTTCCTTAGCAGGTAGCACAGCTATAGGGTTAAATAAGTAGTGATTATTCTTATACCTTACCACTACGTTTAACTCTTCAAGTTCTTTACGGCCTCTTTTAATACGCCCTACTTCAGCATCCGTAAAGTCTTTAGGCTCCAATCTTGCTATATTGGTTTTATAGTTACGGTGTTTAATCAGTAACCACATAAGCCAAGTTGCATTGGTATTGTGGGATAGGTTAAACAATACTTCTGTCATGTCCATGCTTCTTACCCCTGTATCATAATTAATGCCACCACGTCCAAGCGCGTTGAATAAAGGTAAACTTGAACCTTCTTTCTTTGCGGTCAGACTTACGTTGTACTCCTTGCTTGAGTCTACCTGTAACGATATACTCGTCACGCTTCTGTTAGGTACTTTCATGTTGCACTTCCTGAGTTAAGATACAAGAAGAGTAACACTACAGTACCTTTTAGACAATAGAAAGGTACTATACAGTACCTTTTTTTGTTTGTAAGTTATTGATTTATAACAAGAAAAAACTGTAAATATATACATATACTTACGCAATTAAGTAAGTTTCTTTTGTTATTCTTACCTATGCGCTACGTTAACTTCCACTCCCGCTTCGCTACGTGGAAGTTAACTTGCGTTCCTGTGGGTTGGGTAGGTTAAGTTAATTTTATAATTATAAATACCAACGTAGTTATAGGTACGGGGAAAAGATACCCGTTAAAACTTTTACCGAAAATCAAATATTTAGTACAACAGTAGAAGGTATAACCAGTATCATTACCTATAACAACACAGGCAAAACTTTTTCAAAAATTAAATAATTTAGTATGAAAGCAGGGTTCTCACAGCCTTACCCTAAAAGCGAAATACCCTCCCCCTATCGTGAATCTATAAAAGGATTCTTACCTGCCTGACGCCTCACTTCGTTCGTCATGCTAATACGTCTATCGCTATTCCCTAAACCTCTGGTGTGTTCGGGTAGCAATTGGACATACATTCGTGTCCTAACTGTTAAGGAGTTCATCACCATGATGAAGTTAATCAAGCAGGTGTTTGCTGCTATCTGTTCAATCATCATTGAGCTGTGTAAAGGAACTGAGGCATTTGCCAAGAGTTATACCGAAGTCGCAGAGTCAACCCATGACTACGCTAAAACTCTACGTGTAACACCAGAGCAATTAGCTGCTGACCTAGAGATTGCGAGAGTAGAGCACCAAATCGCATTGGTTGAAAGCCTTCAAAAGCTTAAACTACGGGCATCTAATGACCCTAAGCTGGCTAAAAGCATTCAAGACCAATTGGATGCCATTGAAAATACCTTCAAGTAACTAAACCAATAGCTGCTTAACATCCGTTAGGCAGCTTCCTCTTATTAAAAGGTGAATAGTATGCAAGTTCCATCAATCCAGTTCCAGTTCGTAGTTCTCTTCGTTGTAGCGGTATTTGCAGGTGTAATGCTGCACATCTCCAGTCCTGAGCAATGCAACATCAAGGGTGAGTGCATATCTATCGACTTCAACAAGTAGTTAAACCAACAACTACCTAGCCGTAATGGTTAGGTAGTCTTCTCTTATTAAAGGTGAATATCATGTGGGAACGTATACCTTTCAATGGTGGTGTTAGCTACCATAATCAAACACTTACCATCACTTCTGATTGCACTAAATGGGTTCTTACCAATAGCATCGGTAGTATCAAATACATCTACGATACATTAGCTGAAGCAATGGATGCTGCTCAGTACGTAGAGGTGTAATACCTAATAGCATAGACACCTTCGGGTGTCAGTGCTCATTCACTACACAAGATAAGCAAAGCAATACCCTACACAATCTACACAAGGCATAGACAGTATGCGTGCCGTGCTCATTATAAACTTCTGACAGAATCCCTTAGCTTAGTATGGAGCCACTAAAACCTATCCTAATATCCCTCATACCCATATCACTAATACATAGTGTCAGGAAAACTATTA